GGGAAGGCGTCATGGTTAGCCAACCAAACAGCAGAGCTTTTGCCTCGACACCTTGACCACATCTTAAGGATGTTTTTAGCAACGATAGTTGTTGCTGCTTGACCAGTCTCTTTTGCCTGATCAATTGCCGCTGCTGAATTACGCAGGCCCTGTGGCTGCCCTGCGCCAGTCCCATTGATAAACGCATCGTCCTCTTGAAAGGCAATCGCCTGTGAGAACATCGCAGGCAATAATGCTTCCAAAGAGATAACGCTATCCTCTAGCAGCTCGGATGTGACTTTAGCATTGGCAAGTAGCTTGTTAAGCGTCAATGTGATTGAACCCAATTTCGGCTTCGTATCGCCGGGGTCGGTTCCTTCATCAACCCATGAAGCAACTACGCCACCAAATACATTAGAAGCGTGACTGGTTTCGTCAACGGCAGGGATTTTGACAGAGTTTGTTGCCATCGGTACAAACGTCGCCCTCGGTCGAATGATCGACGCCTCTAGTGTTTCTTGCAAAAGGCGTGCGCTGTATTCTGTCGGCACTAACACGCCGCCTTCAGAATCAATTACCTCGCCCATCGAGGTAGCTGCTTTCCCAACACGCAATTGCACGCTTTTCATCGAAGACCATTTCATTAGCTTTTCAGTTGTGCGGCCTGTTTTCTGTTTATACAGATCGCCGCAGAACTCGCTAAAGCTGCCATAATCCCCTGTGTCGTGATATTTATCGTCATCAACATAACGATCGTGAACACGAATATGCGAACCTTGCGCGGGATGCGCTTTAATGTACTGATCCATCGCCATATTAACTGTCTGGGCGATAATCTCAGTGCGCTCTTTTTCATCCACAATTCTGGTTGGGACTATAATCTCAATGATTTCCTCATCAAGATACCTTTGTAACTTTGCTTCATCGCTCTTGTCAAGCGTGAACCTTTTACCAATGGGATGCAATTCGCCGCCATATTCCCAACCCTCTGAGGCGACGACTCGTATCTCAATGGTTCCGTTTTGTTTACCCATTAGAGTACTCCTTGTTAGTCATTTATAATTGAGCTTGACCGGCCTCCTAATGCCTCCGGTTACCTCCAACGTGCTTTCCTAATGACTACGGTTACCTCCAACATACTTTCCTAATGACTACGGTTACCTCCAGCAGTTATTCATTAACAACTGCATAGGCACTTGCGACATCTCCAGAAAGTAACGTATAGGCACTTGCGACATCTCCAGAAAGCAGCGAATAGGCACTTGTGACATCTCCAGAGCAGCATCAAACTTTACCCAGACACCTTGTTTGATATTTTTCATGTACTTCTATGATTGAAGTTTCTGCTAATTCTTGCGCGGTCGGTTCTGCCGGCTTTAAACTCTCGGCAACTTCCGTTATTTGCGCTAACGGTTCTAATTTAATGATGGGTATCAATTCTGGTTCTGGCTCATTATGTTCAACCAATTCAACCACCTCTTGTTCAGGATGTTTGTCTGGCATGTCTATTGCTAAATCGCTAGCCAATGATTCAGAGATGATACCCTTACTCACTGCCTCGATGGTTGCTTGAGGATTGCTAGGAACATTCACGATTGAATATTCTAGCATGACCACTTTATCCCATATCCATTGCGCTGTACTATTGGCTTTAGCTTCATCTGCCGTAGGATCGTGGCCCGTAAGCGGAATAAATCCAATGCTGACCGTGTTAAGAATGCCTTGCTGCATCAAGCTGAAAATTTCTGCAGCCTTCGCAATCCCTTCTGCGATCTTTCCGCGACTCATCAAGCCCTTTATTTTTCCTTTTGGACCAAAATGCTTAATCCAAACAGAACGACCAATTGCAGGTTCATCGTGACGATGTGACCATAGAATGATCGGGTTAGTTTTATACGTAGACAAATCTATACCCGCTGGTTCTATAATTTCTTGATCTCTGTCTACCGTAGAGGTTGTCACCGTTGCAATAAACTCTCTTGCGCCTTCGGCAACTTGTACGTTAGCCTTGCCCTTCGCGTATGATTTTCGCATAAAGCCATCTAGCGTTGAGGGGTCGCTGTGCGTTTTAAGCGTATCGTTAAGCTGATCTATCGTCCATGCCATAATATCATTCCTTATTCAACGATTGGCATCCAGTTACAACGGCAACGGGGATGGATTGGCAACGTAACGGTATCGTCGCCAATAGAATATATCTTCGGACTGATCGCACTGCATTGCGGGCAAGGATCAGAAGCAAGCTGCAATTCCTTCTTCGCTATCCCACTATCCTTATACGCCTCGATATTGCCAGCGGCAAAGGCACCAGATGTTTCCGTACGAGCAATCATCTCTGCCCGCTCCTTAAGAAGTTTGCTTTCAAATTGTACGAGCGCGTCTTTGCTCGCGCCGCTAGCTTTTAACTTCCTCCATCTGTGCATCTGTGGTCGGTTCATACCCACCTGCGAGCGTATCTCTGTTTCAAGCTGTCGCATACTTGCGCCGCTTCGCAAGCCTTCGGCAATGCCGTCACGTATAGCGGCGCGCGTCGATTCGGTAATAAGCGTGATTCGCTCGCCAACTCGTTTCTCAGCCCATTCTGTCACTCTAGGGTTTCTCACGTTCCATGCTGGCGCAACTATTCGCAAACGACGAAGCCTCTGCACGCCACTACTCCCGCCACGGTTGGCTGCCGCTGTCATCTCAGGCCCGACAAGACTTACACCTTGAGCGTTAATCTCACTCCATGCAATAGCAATGTCTAAACTGTTGGCACTCATGACCGTTGAAATATTGACGTTGGAAACGATAACCAGTTTTGATATAGCTAGCCACTGCGCTATCATTGCCTCCATGCGGAGGTACTCGTCTTCGGGTATCTGTTTCGAACTAATACGCCTTTGCCCCTCTGCACCTTCTTCATCTTCCTCGATTTGCGGCAGCGCGTCGACAACTTCTATCATCGGCAGCGGCTCAGGCTCATCGCCTAGATTATGCCAATCGCCCTGTACGAGCGGTTCGTTGCCCCATTCCACATGATCCATTCCCTGTTGACCTCGCACCTCATTGATTGTGCGTACATGCGTGTTGAGTTCTTCTGTCTGTTGCCGTAATGCAAATTCGACATCGTCTGGAATTGGATTATCATAGGCTACAAACAACTTCTCGTCATACATCTCTTGAATAATGTCCTGATTGATGACTTGCTCGTTACGGTTCAGGCGGGGTAAGATCGTATAGCGCATATAAGATGTGTTGCCTTCAGCAGCGTTAGATCGGTTCACATCTTCTGTCGTCAGCAACGATAGCGGCACGCCAAACACCGCAGCAACTTGTTCCTTAGTCATCTTCTGGCCGACTGCATAGTTAATATCTTTAGGATTAGTCGCTACCGTATGGACTTTTAACCCACTATGGAATATGCCCGGCTTCCCTGCGCGACGATGCCCGCCATGTACCCGCCTCAAGTCCTGTCGAAGTCGATTGACAACATCCGTCCCTAAGCTATCGTCGGTTTCCAGCACGTATGGCATGACACCATTATTGTCGAGCATGCTATGTTCGTATTCGTTGAACTTGATATTCAATTCCCCCGACAAGCGGGCGGCAGCCATCGGCCCCGTGCCATACCACAACGATTGCGGGTTCGGAAATTTGAAGTGTGCACATTCCTCCGTTTCGATTCGCTGTAAACGGTCCTGCTCGACACCATATTCGTAGTGGCTGATATGCCGACTCGGATCAACCCTGACATTAACATGCTGCGAAGGCAGCGGCCATATCTCAGAGGGGGTGCCACCTGTACCACGACTGACAAACCAGTAAGCGTTGCCTGTCAATTCTAAGTACAACTGCATAAGTTCCAGCATCTCAAATCCATTGTGAAACGGATTGACTTTACGCATCAAGTCCAGCCACGGATGAGAAGTTATCTCGACGATGTCTTCGCCCAGTGCAATAGTTTGGGCAAGATGTGCCTTGCCCTGCAAATGTCTTTTTTGTTTGCGATCAAGAAATTTATATGTAGCTCCTTTTCGCAACCCTCCTTCTGGCGATGACGCATAAAGTCGCAACGGTATCTGAGCTACTGTCGTAGCATTCTTTGATGCACACGCATAAACCCAACCGGTATATAATCGTATTAATTCTGCAAATTCGCGCGGCTCTGATCGCGTAAACCAGTTGCGTTGATTAAGTTCGTGGCGCGGAATGGACGCTTCAACGATTCGCTGTGAATTACGATCAAGACGAACCGCGCGACCTACTGCCAAATCATCCAGCAGTGCGCTGACTATTGGTATTTTCATCAGTCACCCTTTATGCTTTGCGGCAGAATAGATATAGGAGGATGCTCAAAGCGATTAGCCCAACTAGTCCATTCTCGCCCAACACGTTCAGCAGTGATGTTAAATTTGTAACGATGCCGCCAAAAAACGGGACCGCTTCGCCAAACAGAATCTCAACTACTACGCCTAGAGCAACTAAGAGCAGCGAAAGTTCAGTGATTTCGCCTAACACTTTTCTGGCCTGTTGCAAAAAATTCATCGCACACTCCTTGTGAATTATATATTACCAATCATCATCATCTGCTATCAGGTGTTGCCCTTCGCCCGCTATGCTCATGCCGTCACTTTGGGTTGCCTCTTGTCGCAGATCATCTAGAATCACTAACGGAGATCCGAACCCCGAACTATAAATTACATAACGCAGAGCGTCCATTGCGTGATCATTGACCTTTTGCGGTTCATCTTTAGGGTCGCGTTTGTTTGTGCCATCTGGATATCGATAGCTTCCGAACTCTCTAATTGTGTTTACGCAGTCGGAAAAGACATATAAGCCCCGCTTGCCATTGCCGCGCTTCATCAGCGCACGCTGAACTGCTTCAATACCTGCATTTACGTTCTTTTTAGCTGGTACAGTTTCAATGCCACACGCATCTAGCTCTGCACGTTCTTGTCTGTCATGGTCACTCCACGTATCGATATAGCTATCGCCATTACTGTATGCTTTAATCGTTGCTGCATGATCTCGCATTAATCTTTGATTCCGGTAATGTTCTTGATAAACATACCATTGTTCATCTTCATTGCGAGCTACCCACAGGCACACAAACGGATTAGCAAAGCCCAGATCGATACCTCTGTACTTGCGCCATGTGTCAGGGATGACAAAAGGCTTGACGACATGATCGTTGCGATCCCATCCCGTATAGACTTGACCGCTGAACGATGCGAATTTTCCTTCAATTCGCGTCGCTCTAGTTTCCTCCGGCCATTGCAGGATCATTGAATCTATTTCGGCATCGGGAATATATCCATTCCTGCTCATTCTGTTATCTTCGAGGTTGGCAAATACCACCATGTCTGTCTCAGGTAGAGCGTCTAGTCGTTCTTCTAGCCACGGTTGAGGTTCAATGGGTGTGGCAGAAAGACCGAAAGACCCCCTACGATCCATCAATCTTGCCTGACATTCAACGAAAATGTCATGGGGCATCTGCTCATCACAACCGATATAGTCAACGCTTCGCCCTTGAAAACTCTCCCGGCCTTGCTCATAAGCTTTGAACTCAATCACGTTGCCATTGTTCAGCCGTATTTCCTTTGGGATCGACTCTCGCTTGTTATGCCAATTGACTTGAACGATTGACGAGACAGGAAGAAACGATTGCAATTTGTCCTTCCACAAAATCTTGCCCACCATCGGCCATGTTTGCGTGCAAGCCCAAATGACTGCATTGTCAGGCATTTTGCGCACAAAGTGTCGATCCATCGCTTGCGCTGCTACGTCCCAGCCTATATGCGCTTCGCTCTTACCGGAGCGGTTCCCACCGAAATACCACCGGAATTTTGCAGGTGATTCATGAAACGTTCGTGCTGCTGGCAATGGTTTATACCGTCCGAACCGATACCCGATACGGCTAGCTATCTGACGTTTAATGTCAGTAGACATTTTTTCAATTGTGGTCGTCAATTGCGGCCTCCCGCAGAAACACGTTAAGCTCGTTATCGTCCATCGCTGCGATCTCTGGGCTAATTACCGTCAAGCTAACGTCGGGCTGCCCCTCATCCCGGTCAAATTCTTCCTTGACTCGTTGCCAACCGATGTTGTCGCTAGCTTTAGCTGCAGCGTCACGAAGCATCTTGACAACATGACCATAGGCAATGAACTCTCCAATGGTCAGGCCCTTCGTGTCGACCGCCTTGAACTCCTCGCAGCTCATGCTAACAAAGATACGCACATAGGTGCGTAGATTCGTCTTCGCCGGTGGACACCCCTTCGGATTGCCAGACTGTCCCGGCTTCCAGCTCTTGCGCTTTTCCAAATTCTTCAGCGAGTTGGGGTGCATCTCACGTTTAGCGTTGGTCTTCAACTGGTGGTCAGTAGGCCTTACCATAAGTCACCGCCTCTTTTCCCATACCGTCTTTTGGTTCTCTTTTGTCCCATCGCCGATGGCAGCTCGTGCATAACCACTTTACGACTAGCGGGTAATCATAATCATAGTGTGCTGCCTCGATCTGTTGGTTATTGCGTCCGCAGTTCTGGCAC